TTCCCGAATATCAGCGGGACATGAGGAGCAAAGGCATACCTGTTTTGGGCGAGGGCATGGTGTTTGCGCTCTCCGAGGAGGTAATCAAGTGCGAACCGTTTGAGATCCCTGCCCACTATAAGAAATTGTGCGCCATCGACTTCGGAATAACCCACCCCACCACCGTTGTCTGGACAGACTATAACGCAGACAGTGATACGATTTTTGTGTACGACTGCTACAAGCGCGAGGGCGAGATACCGGCGGTCCACGCCTCCGCCATCAAGTCTCGCGGTAAAACCATCCCAATGATTTACCCCCACGATGGGGACTCCACCGAGAAAGGCTCCGGCAAAACACTTGCTGAGATGTATATCGAGGCCGGTGTCCTGATGATCGGGCGATTCACAAACCCCGATGGCACCAACTACGTCGAGCCCGCCCTGATGGAAATGCTGGAGCGTTTTCGTACCGGCAGATTACAGGTGTTTAGCAACCTAACACCTTGGTTTGAGGAGTTCCGACGATATCACCGGAAAAAAGGAAAAATATTTAAGGAATACGATGATCTGATGGACGCGACTAGGTACGCAGCGATCTCAGTGACCCGATTTGGGCAGAACGATGCAGAGCAAGACAAAACAGCAAACAGAACAGGACACACATCCCATGAATACGATTATTGATGAGCGCGAATTGCTTTCGACGCTGGAACGGAATATTGATGCGGCTGATACATACGCAAACTCAGAGGTCGGGGAGCAGCGCGACACCGCTCATCGATTCTACTACGGAGAGCCAATCGGCAACGAGATCCGTGGTCGCTCTCAGCATGTAAGCCGCGATGTTTTTGATGCTGTCGAGGCTGTGAAGGCCATGATGCTGGAGACGTTCAGCGCAGACAAGAACATATGCCGGTTCGATGCGCAAAGCCCAGAGGACGCAATGGGCGCACGCATGGCAACCGCGTGGACCAACTACAACTTCTACAGGCAGAACAACGGATACAAAATTTTATCGGATGTTATCCACGATGCGCTGGTAGCTAAAACCGGAATAGTTAAGCGGTACTGGAAAGACGACTACAAGTACGAGGAGTTCGAGTTCGAGGGCGTAAGCGAGAACGACTTCAACCAGATGATGTCGGACCCGAGCGTTGAGCCGGTTGAGCTTATGGAGGAGGCGGTTGAGGTTGTTGACGAGCAGACCGGAACCGTTTACAGCCAGCTTTCAATATCTGGCTCTGCCCGCAGGCGCATAGACACATCCAAGGTCTGTGTTGAGACCATCGAGCCAGAAAACTTTCTGATCAACCCACGCGCAAAAACAGTTCAGGACAGCGACTTCTGCTCCCACCGCATGGCGATGACACGCGGTGAGCTACTGGCGGAGGGGCTTCCGCAGGAGATGGTGGATAAGTTAGACGAGGACGACATGCTCAAGGACGATGGATCGCTGGGCCGCGACTCCGTGGACAGCTTCCGCCATGACCGCTTCGGCTTAGACGACTCCGAGGACCGTGAGTACGTCACACTCTACGAGTCCTACATAAAGAGATACGACTCCGACATAAACGCCTGCGTCTACTACAAGTGTATGCACAGCCGCCACACCATGCTGGATGTCGAGCTGGTGAGCGAGATACCTTTCCGAACCTTCACGCCCTTCCCGCTGCCGCACCGCTTCTATGGCATGTCGCTTGCGGATGTGATTGTTGACCTACAGAAGACGATGTCGAGCCTGAAGCGCGGCGTTGTCGATCACTTGATGTTGACTACAACCTCACGCTGGGTAGCCAACCTGTCATTGGTCAAGAACCCACGCGACTTGTTAGATAACAGAGTCGGTGCGGTTGTTGACGTTATGTCTCCGAACCCCGAGAGCGTGGTGCGGCCCCTGCCCACCCCGCAGCTCAACGGCAACGTCTACACGGCAATTGAAAACTTTGAGCAGGAGAAGGAGCAGCGATCTGGTAGCAGCAGGATGTCGCGTGGAATGGACTCCACTGCGGTCAGCAAGCAAAACTCAAGCGACCTGATCAACACTTTTATGAACGCCAGCAACCGGCGAATCATGGTGATGTGCAGGAACTTCGCCGAAAACTTCCTTAAGCCTTTGATGCAAGACCTCTACCGCCTTGGTGTTGAGTATGACAGCGAGGAGAAGATGCTCCAGCTCGACGGGCGCTTTGTCCCTATTAACCCCTCGATGCTGGGTGACCGCACGGAGATGACAGTCGCCGTGGCGCTGACTCCAGAGGAGCAGGCGCAGGAGGCCCAGATGCTTTTGAGCCTCGATCAGCAGTTCACCATGAACCCCCAAGACCCAACACTTGGCGGCCTCTACGGTCAGCAGCAGCGTCACGCGATGATATCAAGAGCCTTCGAGCTTCTGAATATCAAAGAGGGTGCCAGCTACTTGGCGGACCCCAACAGCCCAGAGTTCCAGCAGCAGATGCAGCAGCAGCAGCAACAGCAGCAGCAGGAGCAGGACCATCAGATGAAGATGCAGATGGATCAGTCGGAGTTCCAAGCCGACATGCAGTCCAGACAGGTGAGCGTTATGGAGGGGCAGTTGGAGCTGGATATTTTGAAGGAGCAGAACAAGACCGTTTTCGAGCGCCAGAAGCAGGAGCACAAAGAGGAAAACGAGGACTCCAAGCTGCTTATGGATGCCGAGAAAATCAAGCACGACATGAAAATCAAGAACGCCGAGCTAGAGCTTGAGCGCCAGCAGGGGCGGAGCGTGAACATTGGATAACGATTTAAGTAGATTCGACGGCTTCCTAAAAAACGCAAAGGCCCGAAAGGAGCCTAAGCGCCACGCAAAGGAGGTCATAAAGGAATACTTGGAGTATCGGGGACGGGACACCGCCCCCGCCAAGCCAACCAAGGTCGTAAAGGCCGATAAACCGAAGCAACCCAAAGGGGATTTTATTAAATGAGCGAAAATATCGAGAACCAAGAACTGTATGAGCTTGAATCAAAGGCGGCTGCGGCATCCCAGATGCTGAACTCGCAGGTATTCAACGATGCATTTCAATCAATGAATCAGGGGATTGTAGACCAGATACTGCAAACGCCGCCCGAGGCACCCGAGGAGCGTGAGCGACTCTTTGCAATGTACAAGGCAGGGCAGATGTTCGTGCAGCAATTTGTCTCAGTTATCAACAACTTAGAGTTGCGCAAACAACAAGAGAGTGAGTAGAATGGCTGAAAATACAATCGAACCGACAGAGCAAACCCCATCGGACTCTCTCGGTTTAAGCGAGATCGAGCGTTTAACCGCCCTTTTGGAGTCCGAGCTGGAACAACCCGAAGAGCAAACAGAATCCGATCAAGAGGCTGACGAAGCCGTTGTAGAAGACGAGGTTGTAGATGTACCCGAAGACGAAGCCGCAGAAGACGAGGAGGTCGAAACCGACCCAACCGAGGAATCAGAAGCGGAAGACTCCGAAGAAAAAGAGCTGACATTTACCGTTGGTGACGAGACCGTCACTGTCGATGAATTAAAGCTGGGGTACTTACGCCAGAGTGACTACACACAAAAGACACAGAGTCTAGCCGAATCTCGAAAGGCCGCAGAGAGCCAGATCGAGGAAACCACGGCGACGATGTCTGCGTTACTTTCGGCAGCAGGCGCTGACCTTTCACGCTTTGAGGGCGTTGACTGGGAACGTGCAGCAGTCGAGAACCCTGAACAATACAAGCAAGCCAAGGCGAGCTTTGAGCAGACTAGATCCACCTACGAATTTATTAAGGCGCAGTCGGATCAGTATCAGGAGCAGCAACAGCAACAGGCAGACACCGCGCAAAAAGAAGCCGCGACAGAAAGCCTGACTGTACTCAAAACCAATATTCCAAACTGGAATAACGACCTGTACTACTCTATCGGGGAGTATGCTCAAAAAGATTTAGGTGTAAGCAGCGAGGAGTTTAACCAAGTTGCAGACCACCGGATAATCACCGCGCTCTACAAGGCAATGCAGTTTGATCAGGCAAAAACGGTTGCGGCTAAGAAAAAAATCAAGGCCTCACCCACTAAAACTTTGTCTGGCGGCAAGGCAGACGCAACAAAGGCAACGGAGTCCGAGAGTTCCCGCAAAGCAAGCGAGAGGTTACGGAAGACGGGCCGAGTTGAGGATGCAGCAGCCGTCATCTTGAACAGGATTAAATAAAATGCCTACAGTAGCTAACACCCTAAAGACCTATGATCAGGTTGGTAAAAAGGAAAATTTTGAGCAGGTCATTTATGACATAACTCCTACTCAAACACCCTTCCTTAGCAGTATTGGTAGCTCAACAGCCGAAGCCACACTGCACCAGTGGATGCAAGATTCTCTTGCCTCTGTCGGGTCGAATATCCTCGTTGAAGGAGCCGATGCGGGTGCCGCGTCAACGGTAACTCAGGTTATCAAGAACGCGAACACACAGATCTTTGGTAAGGTCGTGCAGGTATCAGGCACCGCAGAGGCTATCGGTTTGCATGCGCGTACAAGCGATCTTGCTAACGCTATCGCTAAGGCGGGCAAGGAATTGAAGCGCGACATAGAGCATTCGTTTGTTGGTCTAGGCCAAGCAGGGACGGCAGGCTCTGGAAGTGCAGGCCGCCAGCTAACATCTGCCGCGAATCAGATCTCGTCTACAACAACAAACACCGCTGGGTCGAATCGAACACTAACGGAAGCATTAATTCTCGATGTGCTAGAAAAAACCTATAACGAGGGAGCGGAGCCTAACCAGATTCAGGTTACACC